TGTGATACGTTTAGATGGCGACCGCTTACCTGAAACGACACTTAGAAGCAATAACTACTGGCACGCCTCAAGCTTGCAAGGAGCGTAGACCAGCATTTTAAGCTATTTGTCCGCACAAGGCTTTAGTGACATCATCATAAAAGAATGGGGCTTAACGATTCTTAAAGTGCAAGGGCTTTTCGAGTCATACGGTAACGGTAGCGAGGAGAAAATCTCTAAACGCTTAAACGATGCTAATTTAAGCAAGTCCTTGATGAATATGATTTTAATGGATGCTGATTCTGAAAGCTTTGAGCGTCAATTTAGCAACGTGACAGGCTACAGCGATTTGATGCTTCGTACTATGGAGCTTGTATCGGCAAACAGTGGCATCCCAATGACTAAGCTATTCGGTAGATCCCCCGAAGGCATGAACGCTACAGGCGAGGGTGATTTCACTCAATGGGCAGGCACGGTGCAAGCCTATCAGATGCAGACGCTCCAACCCGCTATTAACCGCTTGATTGACTTGCTAGCTATGCAACAGGACTGGAAAGAAAAGCCCGACGATATGGCGTGGAACTTTCCAACACTTAAACCCCTTGATGATGCACAACTAGCAGATGTTCGACTAAAGCACGCACAAGCCGATGCGATTTATATTCGTGAAGGTGGCGTTGACCCAGCCTATTTGTGGCATATCAGACATGAAGGGGGGTACAATATGAATCCCACTTATTCAATGGAAAACGTGGTAGAATTTCAAAGTGAGCTAGACAACACTGCCTTGAATGGGGCGTTTGAAGATATTGAAGACGACTCGATAGAAACGGTTTAAAATAAAAGAAACCCCTAGGGTTTGACAACTAGGGGAGTGAATTAAGAGTTAAAAATAAAGAAGGAATCCTATGAATACCAAAATCAGCATAACATGTTTTTACAGAGGATGCAATGCCTAAAAAAATAATCATCATCAAAAAAAGCTTTCCTAGTCGTGCATCTAGTGGCTATCGTGCTTTTTTAGTAGCCTTTCAAAACAAGCAACAGCAAAAACTAAAAGGAATGATAGAAGCTTACACCGTGCGTTTGCAATACCTAGCAGATCGTGAACTACGAAACGATGTGGCGGATTGGGAGCAGGAATTAGAGCGGATGCTAACAGAGCTAGGGCTTACAGAGGTTGCCTACACCGCTTTAATCACACGATTAAGAGAAGAGGGCGAAAAGGTACGTAAGCACGTTTTTAATCAATTGGTTACGGTGGTTGAAGATAGAAAAGTACCGATTGTAAAGGGTTATGCTTCACTCCCTGAAAACAAGGCAATCATCGAGTCGTGGGCGAAAGAAAACGCAAGGTTGATTACTAAAATGGTGGACGATGAACAGCAAAGAGTGGCTAGCATCATAAGCTCAAACTTTAGAAACGGCAAAAAAATAACCGATGCACGAAAAGAGATTCAAACGGCGTTAAACATAAGTAAGAAACGAGCCGATTTAATCGCACAGAATGAATACGGCAATTTATATGGACAGCTTGAAAAGCAGAATAACGAACAGTTAGGCATTCAATACTACGAATGGAACACACGCCTTGATGAACGTGTCAGACGCTCACACAAAGTGCTTGAAGGCAAGATATGCAGGTGGGACGACCCCACGGTGTACAAAGACAGCCTAGATGACAAGGAATGGAAACAACGTTCAAGCATAGGCGGTGTAAACTTGCACCCTAGCCAAGATATTAGATGCCGATGCGTGGGTTATTCTATAATCCCTGAATTATAGTAAGTATTGCATATTAAAAAAAACAATGGTATAGTACCTATAGAATGGCTAAAATTAGGGGACAATAGTGTTTAGAATTGACCGCAGTGTTTTCAAGCATAAGACGACCGCTGAAGGTTTCTTAACAGGGGATGCTATTGTTACACGGACAGGCGTATTCCAATACGTCAACGCCGACGGCACAATCCGCCACGAACTACGACACCCCGACGATGTGTTTAACGTCGATAGTCTTGAATCGTTGAAACTTAAACCAGTTACAGACGACCATCCGCCTGAATTGGTGAACAGCGATAACGCCGAAATATACAGCATTGGTTCGACTGGTGAAAGCGTTACGACCGATGAAAACAGTGTGGCGATCAAGTTTAGCGTCCACCGCAAGGATGCGATTAAAAAGGTAGCATTAGGTAAAAGAGAGCTATCACTTGGCTACAATTTAGATTTAGAAGAGGAAAGCGGTGTATGGGACGGTGTACCCTATACGCACAGACAGAAAAACATCCGTTACAACCACTTGGCTATTGTAGACCAAGCAAGGGCGGGGCGTATGGCTAGAATCCACATGGACGGTTTTGCCGTTCAGTTACACCATGATGAAGAGGACAAAAGCATGACTGATAAAGAAATGCAAACGGTGAACTTGGACGGTTTGAGCTATCGAGCCGATGCCGAGGTTGCTAAAGCATACGAAAAAGCGGTGCTATCTGAAAAGCAAGCCCGTAACGATGCAGAAGCCTTAAAAGGGCAAGTAGACGAGTTGAAAGCACAGCTTGAAGCCGTGAAAGCAACGCATAACGACGAAGCAATGGCTCAAGCCGTCGCTGAACGTGTCGCCTTGTTGGAAACTGCTAAGCGTGTGGTTAATGTTGACGCATTGCAAGGTTCTAGTGATCGTTTAATTAAAGAAACGGTTATTAAAGCTAAGCATGAAGCGATTAACCTTGACGGTAAAAGTGACGACTATGTAAACGCTCGTTTTGATGCGTTGATTGAATCGTTGCCTAGCGCCGAAGATGAAGCCCTAGCCAAGCAAAAGCAGGCTATGTCATTGGTTGAATCTAGCCAATTAAAAAAAGGCTCTATTTCAGCAAATGATGTCTACAATTTTCAAAAAGCCCAAAAACAAGGAGGGATTAAGTAATGTCTCAAACGTCTTATAGCGTTTACAGAGGAAGCTCTTATGAAGGGCAAGCGATTCAAATTGAGCGTGTGGATAGCCGTGTAGCAACTGCTAACATTCCTTTCGGTCGGGCAGTTCAACGTGTAACGTCTGACAACCAAGTCGGATTAACCGCAGCTTCAGGTGTCCCTCAAGGTGTGGCAATTTACACCCATGAGCAAATCAACGATCAAGCGGAAGATATTCTAACTGGTCAAATGGTTAGTGTTTTAAGCAAGGGTGTTGTCTATGGTAAAGCCGTAGGAGCCGTAACGCAAGGATCCCCAGCTTATGCGATTGTAGCGGTTGGTGCTACTCAAGGGCAGTTCACGGCTACCGTTGGTTCTAACTTGCTTGTAGGTAAGTTTAAAACTGGTGGGACTGATACTATTGTTGAAATTGACATAAACTTGTAGAAAGGACATAAGCAAAATGAATGCTCAACAGCAAACTAACTTAGATGCAAACCAAACGGCTTATTTTAAGCGTCATCTTGAGTACGTATTACCTGAAACGAAGGACATTGTATACGCAGGCTTCACCGCCTTAAATACATTTGGCATTCGATTAGGGGTTCAACGAACCGCTACGACGTTGACCTATTATCAGTATGATAAAAAAGCCCTTGCTAAAATAACGGCAGAATATGCAACTGATATTCCAACGGTAGAAGTAAATGGAAAAGCCTTTACTTCTAACATTAGAAAGTTAGAAGCAAAGCGTTTGTATACTTTAGAAGAAGTATGGGAAGCCTCTGATTTTGCAGGTCAAGGAATCGACTTGTTAGAAAAGAAAGCTCTAGCAACTCGTGAGGCTATTGCTCAAGAACACAACCGTCTATTTTGGGTCGGAAACGCAACCTATGGCGTAGTGGGGGTTTTAAGCAATGCTTCTATTCCTAACGCTCAAGTTGTTGCTGATGGTACTGGTTCATCCGCTTTATGGTCAACTAAAACAGGTGATAAGATCCTCCGTGATTTAAACGGTGCGGTTTCGGATATTATTAGCGTTACTCAAGGTGTTGAGAATCAACCTAACCTGCTTGTTATTAGCCCTCAGCGATACCGTGTTATGTCCACTTCAAAAGTAGACACAGATAATACAAGAAGCGTATTAGAGCAGTTTATGATTGATAGCCCTTCAATTACCACTATCATTCAAGCTCCCGAGCTAGTAGGGGCTTTCACTGGAGGCACTGAAGGTTTCTTAATTGGACGAACTGATTCACGTTATATTGAATTGGTCGCTCCGATTGTTTATGAAGAGTTGGCTCCTCAATCAACGGATACATTCTTCCAAGTCAATACTTATGGGCGTAATGGCGGAGCGGTTGTTTATTACCCTCTCGCATTCACCAAAAAATATGGTATTTAGGAGACCACATAATGACAAAAGTTAAGTTAAACCAAGAAACAGTCTTTCAATACGACGGCGTTGTTTTGTTTCCTGAATGGAACGATGTCAGCAAAGAAGACTTTG